GAAAGAGGGCAAAAATCCCAAGGGTGGTCTAAACGCCAAAGGGAGAGCTTCTTACAACGCAGCGAATCCGGGGAAGCCGGGGTTGAAAGCCCCCCAGCCGGAAGGCGGCGCAAGGAAAAAATCGTTCTGTTCCAGAATGGAAGGGATGAAAAAGAAGCTCACTTCTGCCAAAACCGCGAAGGACCCGAACAGCCGGATTAACAAGAGTTTGAGGGCTTGGAAATGCTAGATATTAACGCCTTGTGGATGACTGTATTAAGTCTGTTCACAGGTCTTTTTGCTTACATAGCGCATGAAAAGTTCTCTGAACTAGCGCGGATTACGATCTTGTTGAACAAGACTCGTGAGGAGATTGCCCGTGATAACGTCACTAATGCAGAAGTTGAACGGATTACTGACCACATTGACCAACGCTTTGACAAACTTGAAGCGCGGATTGACCAACTTATTGCGCAAAAAGGACACTGAAAATGGCTGACATGTCAAAGCTGGAAGCGCGTATCAAAATGCTTGAAGCACGGCGCGAAAAAGGTGAGTCTGTACCTGAGTTGGACGCGCTGTATTCACAGATGGATACTGCAACTAGTAAAGCCTATGAAGAGTCTTCGAAAAAATTGTCTGGAGACTACGAAGGTAAAAGTGCGAGTAAAGGCGCGGGCAAAAAAGCAAAACCAAAAATGGACTTTTCATACACCCAGACTATGAAAGAAGTGATGGTACCTAAAAACGACTCCAAGAGTCGTGCAGAGCGTACTAATCCTATGGGTGACACATATAAAAAAGGTGGCATGACGGCCTCTGCCCGTGCAGACGGTATTGCCCAGCGAGGTAAGACTCGCGGAAGAATAGTATGAGACACGAAGACATCTTAGCTCTTGCTGCTTTGGCTGGGGGCCTTGCTGCTTTCAAAAAGAAAGCAGACAAAGATTCTGCTGCGTTGCCTGAGTCAAAAGAAAATGAAGCAAGGCTTGCAGCAAAACGTGCAGCGTCGGGGAAGGTTTTTGACGAAGAAATAGTAGACCCGGCTGAAAGACGTGCGCTAGGTGCAAAGATACTTGAAGTAAACCAAGATAAATACGGTAAGGCAAGCCCAGAAAGAATTAGACAAGCGAAACTTAGGGCACTGCAAGAAGAGGATGCCTTACGCGGAGTTTTAACAGATTCAAGTGGTATGCCAGTGCGTTCTCAGTCTGGACGTTCTGTAGGTTCAGGACAGTATAAAAAAGGTGGTGCGGTCAAAACAAAGTCTGCTTCGGCGCGGGCTGATGGCATCGCCAAGCGTGGCAAGACTCGCGGGAGAGTAATCTGATGCCCAGCGTGTCCAAAAAACAGCACAACTTGATGGCGATGGTGGCTAATGACCCCGCCGCTGCCAAGCGTGTTGGAGTACCCCAGTCCGTAGGGGAGGAGTATATGCAAGCGGACAAAGGTAAAAAGTTCGGCGGTAGTGGCCCTCGTGCCCGCCCTGATCTTCAGAAGGCAAATAAACCCAAAACACGTCACGGTAAAAGTGAATTATTTTCAGGAGGCGGTATGCCAGTCAAACCAATGGATGAATCCAAAGTACGCTCACGTGAGTCCGATGAAGCAAAACGCGAAGCTGTAGGAGGCAAGCCTATGAAAAAAGGCGGCAAGGTTGCCAAGTACGCTAAAGGCGGTATGGTCGCCCCATCTAAGATGGGTTCGGTTCGTACTGCTGCCCCTAGCCGTGATGGTATTGCCGCCAAGGGTAAAACCAAAGGCACGATGGTCAAGATGGCTGGTGCTAAAGGTATGAAAAAAGGCGGGTATTGCTAATAAGGGGCTGACATGCTTAAGGTAAACAAACCGATGTCAAAAGCTGCTCAACCATCCATGAATAGGATGGCTGGCCCCGCTCCACAAATGCAGTTTATGTCTGATAAGTTACGTGGCGCACCTATGCAGGGAGCTGGCCCCGCTCCACAAATGCAGTTTATGTCTGATAAGTTACGTGGTGCACCACCAGTAGCCCCCGGTGCACCTAAGATGATGGGTGGTATGAAAAAAGGCGGTAAAGTGTCTTCAGCATCTTCTCGTGCTGATGGTATTGCCCAGCGTGGTAAAACTAAAGGTAAGGTGATCTGATGATGGCCTCTCGGGGTATGGGCGACATTAACCCTTCCAAAATGCCCAAAGCGAAAAAGAAAGCGCGGCGGGATGACACCGACTTTACGCAGTACAAAGAAGGTGGATCGGTTAATGCTGCCGGTAATTACACCAAGCCCGGTCTTCGTAAGAAGATTGTGAGCCAAGTGAAAGCCGCAGCAACGCACGGTACCAAGGCAGGCCAGTGGTCAGCTCGCAAAGCACAACTAGTGGCTAAGAAGTATAAGGCCGCTGGTGGGGGATACAGGGATTGAAAGCGCCACAGCAATCGCTAAAAAACTGGGGTGACCAGAAGTGGCGTACTAAGTCCGGTAAACCCTCCAGTAAAACCGGTGAGCGGTACCTGCCGGAGAAGGCGATTAAGGCGTTGAGTCCTGCCGAGTATGCCGCCACGACTAAGGCAAAGCGGGCGGGGAAGAAAGCAGGAAAGCAGTTCGTAGCACAGCCCAAAGGCATCGCAAAGAAAACAGCGGGATATAGATAATGGCAAATACTTCTGGCGCTACTAGCTTTAATCTTCAACTGACTGAACTCGTTGAGGAGGCGTTTGAACGCGCCGGGAGAGAGATGCGTACTGGTTACGACCTGCGGACAGCGCGTCGTAGCTTGAACATTATGTTTGCCGACTGGGCGAATCGTGGCATCAACATGTGGACTATTGAGCAGGGCTTGATTGATCTTGTTCCGGGGCAGAATACCTATGCACTTCCTAACGATACTGTTGATCTGCTTGAGCATGTTATTCGTACTGATGCCAATCAAGTAGCTACCCAAGCCGACCTGACAATTACCCGTATCTCGGTATCCACCTACGCCACGCTGCCGAATAAGCTTCAGCAGGCAAGGCCAATTCAGGTCTGGATTCAGCGGCTAAACGGGCAGACTTCGCCTGTTGGAGCGACGTTGGATGGCGCAATTACCAGCACAGATACCACTATCACCGTCTCCAACGCTACGGGTCTCCCCGCCGCTGGGTTCATCAAGATTGGCAACGAGCTAATCAATTACGGCTATATCACTGGGAATACGCTGTATAACTGCTTCCGGGGGCAGGACAACACCACAGCGGCAGCGCACGCGGATGGCGATACTGTCTACTGGGCGCAGCTTCCTTGTGTGAGCGTCTGGCCGACACCCGATGCTTCCCAGCCATATCAGTTTGTGTACTGGCGTATGCGTAGAACGCAAGACGCCGGTGGCGGCGTAAACGTCATGGATGTGCCGTTTCGTTTTGTTCCTTGCATGGCTGCTGGTTTGGCGTACTACGTTGCGGGTAAAATCCCAGAAGGACTGGAGCGCCTACAGATTTTGAAAGCCCAATACGATGAGGCTTGGGACTTAGCCGCAGGGGAAGATCACGAGAAAGCCGCCCTACGCTTTGTGCCGAGGCAGCAGTTTATTGGGGGCACTGTGTAATGGCTAACCGGTTTGCATCCGGTAAAAATGCGATTGCTGAATGTGATCGCTGCGGGATGCGCTACAAGTTAAAAGTGCTTAAGCGGGAAGTTGTTAAGACAAAGAATTATGAATTGCTGGTGTGTCCGACATGTTGGGACCCAGACCACCCGCAGTTGCAGTTAGGTATGTATCCGGTAGACGACCCTCAAGGATTGAGGAACCCAAGGCCGGATCGAAGCTACTACCAGTCAGGCTTAAGTGGCCTGCAGATTCAGAATGGTGCGGGTACTAACGTAGAACAAAGCGGGTACCCTGAAGGTGGTAGCCGGGTATTCCAGTGGGGTTGGAACCCTATTGGCGGCGCAAGTGGGTTTGATTCGGCCCTTACTCCCAACGATTTAATTGGGCAGGGGCAGGTAGGCAGCTTGACTGTGACAATTACATAGGAGTAAGACATGAAGCACGAAGATATTAAGAAGGACAAACCGCTCATGGAAAAGATTGCCAAGAAAGCAGTCAAAGGCCATGAGAAGCGTATGCACAAGGGTATGGCAAAAGGCGGTGTGACTACCGACGCAATGAAGAGCATGGGGCGCAATATGGCTCGGGCTGCTAACCAGAAATCGGGCTAAGGAGCACGACATGGCTAAGTTTTCAGAGAAGGTTAAAGGTAAAGAGATCGGCCAAGCTAATGTTTATGCCGAGCCGCATACGATGAGCGGTAAAGGTGTGGAAGCTAAAGTGCCTGTTAAAACCGGCGCTGCGGCCATGAACGAGATGAACATCTCGGCTGGTGGCGTCAGCAAGGGTAACTACAAGGCTGAGAAAACCGACGGCATCAAAATTCGTGGTACCGGTGCAGCAACTAAAGGCGTAATGGCTCGTGGCCCTATGGGTTAATCATGAACTACACTGAACTGTTCAACACTGTTAAGTCGTACTGCGAGAATGATTTCGCAGCGGCAGCGTTTACTGGTACGGATGACGTTACCCCCGCCGTAATCCCAAGTAGCGAACAGGTCGATACGTTTATTAGGCAAGCTGAGCAGCGTATTTACAACTCCAGCAACCCGCCGATATTGAAGCACAATGTTTACGGGCGGCTGGACCAAGGCGATAAATATTTAAACCTTCCAGAAGATTTTCTGGCGGTGTATTCGTTGGCAGTTCTGACTGACACGGCAGCGGGGGAAGATAGTCCGCAGGAGTTCTTGCTCAATAAAGACGTTAGCTTTATTCGGCAAGCGTATTCTGACCCTACTTATGAGGGGGTGCCCCAGTATTACGCACTGTTTGGCCCCAACACCGGGTTTAATGTACCAGACCCAAATACGACTTATACGATGATTGTTGGTCCTACGCCTGATGCCAACTACCAAGTGGAGTTGCATTATTTCCGTTACCCAGAATCAATTGTTACGGCGGGCACATCATGGCTTGGTAATAATTTTGATACTGTGCTTCTGTATGGTGCGCTCATGGAAGCCATTGTGTATATGAAGGGTGAGCAGGACGTTGTTACCTACTACAAAGCTCGGTACGACGAAGCCTTGATGTTGTACAAACAATTAACTGATGGTAAGGAACGACAAGACTCGTACCGTTCCGGCCAGCCCCGAGTGCCAGTGGCATAATCTAATCAGGAGTTTTAAATGGCAATTACACAATCACTTTGCACCAGCTTTAAGGTTGATCTGCTTGCTGGCACCATGGACTTTACGTCTGGCACGGGCGACACGTTCAAGATGGCGCTGTATACGTCTTCTGCGACTCTGGGGCCAACCACAACCGCATATAGCACTACTAATGAAATTTCGGGCGCAGGGTATACGGCGGGTGGAAATACGCTAACTGTTTCCCAATCCCCAACGTCTGGCGGTACTACTGCGTTCATATCTTTTAGCAACACTACGTGGAACTCTGCTTCGTTTACTTGTCGCGGTGCGTTGATTTATAACAGTAGCCAGTCCAATAAAGCGGTGGCCGTTTTTGATTTTGGTTCAGATAAAACGGTTGTAGGCGGTTCATTTACCGTTTCGTTCCCAACTGCGGACGCTACTAGTGCTGTTATCCGTATCGCTTAATAGGGGACAATCATGGCATTTGTGATTAATGACCGGGTACTTGAAACGTCCGACGTTACAGGTACAGGCCCGGCTACTCTGCTTGGTGCTTCATCAGGGTTTCAAAGTTTTTTAGCTGGTATTGGCGGCAGCAACACAACTTATTATTGTATTGTCAATCCAAGCGCGGTTGCGGAATGGGAAGTAGGCCTTGGCACTCTTGATGCTGGCGGGACTATCCTTACCCGTACGACTGTTTACAGGTCTTCAAACTCGAACAACGCGGTTGTATTTACTGCTGGCACCAAAACTGTATTTGGCACGTACCCTTCTTCGCGTTCGGTTAATTACGACGCGGCTGGCGCACTCACTATTACAGGCGCGACAACGTTTAATAGCAACCTTACGGCTACCGCAGGAACTACCACCATTGCGACAATGGCGGGTACCCCTAACTTTACCGGCACCCCCACATTTGCTGCTAACGTTACGTTTACTGGAGTTGCAGCGCGGGTCGCGGGCGATTTTAGTAACGCAACGATAAATAGCCGCACAGCTTTCCAAACCACAGCAACGGATGCCAGCACAGACGTACAGGCATTACCAAGCGGTTCTGGTACCGCAGCATCGTGGACAGCTACAAACGCAGCAACCCCAACTAACGCAAGTACCATCAAGATTGCAACAAACGGTGCTACTGATGTTCAAGTTGTTTCCGGGGTAAATGGTAGCGGCACTTACCTGCCAATGACGTTTTGGAATAACGGGGCAGAGAAGGCTCGACTCAATGTCAACGGCAACGTACTAATCGGCACTACGAATGACGGCGCTGGTACTTCCAAGTTGCGTGTTGCAGGTACTATTGAGTCAACCACTGGCGGCTTTAAATTTCCAGACGGTACGACACAAACATCGGCTAACCAAGTAGTAACGGAGATGGTTAACTTGGGCACCACACCAATTCAATCATTCACTTACTCATTTGCCGACGCAAACGCAACAACAGCTAGCCTTATCTCCATTCGCGCAACACCTCTAGCAGGCGGTCAGATTATTGCGTTGGGCGCTATCACTAGTGGGTCTGGGTATGTGAATGGTACTTACACAGATGTACCTCTTACTGGGGGTTCTGGCACTACCGCAGTAGCTGCAACGATTGTGGTTGAGGTTGGTGCGGTTACTTCTGTAACTATTCCTGCTGCCGGTACAGGTATCAACTATGCCTATGGCGACACGCTTTCAGCGTCGAACGTCGATTTAGGTGGATCAGGTTCTGGTTTTTCTATCCCGGTTGCGTTACTTGCGGCTGGAGGCGATGAGCTAGAAATGGACGGTATTAACGTTTCAGGTCAGTGTTTGACAAATGGAACCATTACTGTTTATGTTAACGCAAGCCCCGGTTATATAGCTGGGGGCCGCACTTTTGCATACTCTCTCGGCTAATTTATAGGAGCTTCAAATGGCAATTATTCAATCTGGTGCAAACAGCACTGTTCTTCAAACCATCGACCCAACCATGACTGCGGCGCGTGTAACCATGCGCCCTTCCGAATTACTCGGTGCTTACGAGCTTGGGCTTGTATCTGGCTCACTCACTGGTGCCGCTGCGGGTTCCACGGTGTATTCTTTCCGTTGGGCACCAGCAGTCTCAACCAATCTTTGCTTGATCCGTCGTGTTGAGATTGGCTTCTCGACCATTACTGCGTTCACTACCGCTCAGTCGTTGCAGTACTCGTTGCAAGTCGCGCGTCAGTGGACAGCAAGTGACACTGTTGGTGTATCCGCTTCCTTTACGCAAACTAATACTGCCAAGCTGCGCACCGCAATGCCGACCTCAGCGTTTGCAAGTGGCGGTCAACTTTTGATCGCAAACACTGGTGCGATTACTGCGGGTACTCGTACGCTTGATACACAAGCTATGGCGTTTACTAGTGGCTCTTCTACTGCCGTTGGTACTTCAATGCTAAACACTGCAATTTTCCAGCAGCAGACTGGCGACTACCCGTTGATTTTTGCAGCCAACGAAGGCTTCATCATCAACAACGTTCAGACTATGGGTGCCGCAGGTGTGATTAACCTGTATGTCAACGTTGAGTGGTTTGAGATGGCCGCAACAACCGGTATCACTTACTAATGTAAGAAACGCGGGGCTTCGGCCCCGCTAAAGGATTTTTATGCTAGGTCTTGCCCCATTCTCCGGTGCGCCGCTATCTGGCTACTTGATTTTTACCCCGTCAGCTACCGTGACGGGGCTGCAAGCTGACGCGCTATTAAATTCTGTTACCGCTACTCCAGCTATAACCGCTTCAATTACTGGCGTATCAGGTACTGTGTTTTTAAATAGCGGGATTAATGGGACTACGTTCCCACTTCGTTGGACTACGATTAATACTGCGCAGTACCCATTGGAGTAATCATGCTGGACCCTGTAACTATTGGTTTGGCGGTCGCGGGCGTCAAGGCGGTTGTTACCGGAGTAAAAGAAGCTGCGGCTCTTGCCAAAGAAGCTTTTGACGAGATCAACGGCGCAGTTGAGTCAGGTAAAACGCTTGCTGACTCCATGTCGGGCGTTACTAAGTTCTTTTCCGCTGCGGGTAAGTACGAAACCAAACGTAGCCAGCTTGAGGAAGCCAAAGTAGCGCAGGAAGCGGCTGTTGCGAAAGGTGAGCCGGTACCAGATTATGTTTCTGATGCCGAGTACGTCATGGAGTTGATGATTATTGATCGTCAGATTAAGCAGTATTACGATGACATCAAACACATCTTCACCTACCACTTCCAAGAAGCAGGGATGTGGGACGAGTTCTGGCAACGCATGGGCAAACTGCGGGCTGACAGGGAAGCAAAAGCAGAAGCAGCTAGGCAAGCAGAGACGGAAAAACGACTACACGCCAAAGCCGAAGAAATGAAGAAACGCCGTGCTCGGGCCAAGCGGCTTGAGACAATACAGGCTGTGGGGGCAATGGTTGTCGTATTTGCGTTAGTTGCCGGATTTGGCTATTTTATGCGGTGGATGTTTCAACAAGGAGGTTGACATGCTAGGACTTGACGCACTGCTGGGTATCGGCGGCAAACTGATTGATAAGCTGATTCCTGATCCTGAACAAAAAGCCAAAGCTCAGCTTGAGCTTGCAAAAATGGCGCAGGACGGTGAGCTGGCCAAGATGGCGAACGAGACCGACTTGTACAAGACGGAGCAGAACAATCTGACTGAGCGCCTAAAGGCCGACATGGGTAGTGACAGTTGGCTGTCAAAAAACATCCGTCCTCTGACGCTGGTCTACATTCTGGTAGCGTACATGGCGCTCGCCATCCTCGACGCGGCGCTGGTTGATATCGCCGACTCGTTCGTCGAGCTGCTAGGTCAGTGGGGTATGCTGGTAATGTCGTTCTACTTTGGCGGCAGAACGCTTGAGAAGATCATTGATATGCGAGCGAAAAAATGAAAGAGAACTTCGACGAAGCTCTGAAGGCCATCCTCAAACACGAGGGTGGCTTTGTCAATCACCCCAAAGACCCCGGCGGCATGACCAATCTGGGCGTAACCAAAAAGGTCTGGGAGGAGTGGGTAGGCAAGCCTGTCGATGAGAAGGCCATGCGGGCGCTTACTCCCGAGACGGTGGCTCCGATGTACCGTAAAAAGTATTGGGACGCGGTCAAAGCTGACGATCTGCCAGATGGTCTGGACTATTTGATGTTTGATTTCGCTATTAATGCTGGTCCCGGTCGGGCGATCAAGACCATGCAGAAAGCTATCGGAACAAACCCTGACGGGGCTATTGGTCCTAAGACCATGCAAGCTCTAAAAGACGCCGACCAGAAAGATTTGATCGCTAAGTTCAGCATGGAGAAGGAGCTGTTTTATAAGGCGCTCCCGACGTTCGCAACCTTTGGTAAAGGTTGGATGCGCCGAGTGGCGGAGGCTAAGACCCACGCAGAAACTATGCTGGCTTAATAAGGAAAGACCATGCCAAGTACATACTCCCCCGACCTACGAATTGAACTAATCGCCAACGGCGAAAAGTCCGGTACGTGGGGAGCCATTACCAACGACAATCTTGGGACAATAATTGAAGATGCTATTTCTGGATTGGCATCTGTTACTGTCGTAGCTACGAATCAAGCTCTTACTGCGCTTAACGGGGCCGCAGACCAATCACGTTGTGCGGCAGTATCTTTGACTAATACTACAGGTGCAAACTTTAACGTCTATGTACCGCCCGTAACTAAGCTATACGTAATAAAAAATGAAGGTCCATTTACGGCCACTGTCTATTCAGGTACAGCAATAAACCCTCCCGGAAACACAACACCTGCGGGTACTGGGGTGGCAATCCCTGCGGGCAAATCAGTTTTACTTCGTTGTACCGGGTCGCCGGGCTTAAATATCGTAGAGCAACTAAACCACATTACAAACGACCTGTCTCTGGGGGGTACGCTTACTGTGACTGGTGCGGTTACTGCCGCAGGCTTCACGGGTCCTTTGACGGGAAATGTTGTAGGTGCAGTTACTGGAAATGTGACCGGTAATGTAGCGGGTAGCGTAGCAGTGGGCGCGGGTACAGTTTCCACGACAAACTTTACTTTTGTTGAAGTAGGCGGCGTTTTGTACTTGAAAAACGGCACTACGAATATTTTAAAGATTGAGTCCACGGGCGCTGTAACGGCGCTTTCAAACTTGACTGCATATGGCACGGTGTAATTTATGGCATTGCCACCTTCAGGTCGATTAGCTTTTACCGATATCCAAACTGAGTTTGGTGGTACGGAGCCTATTGGGTTGAACGAATATTATCGTGGGGGGCCATTTGTGCCAGTCAGTTCGGGTACAGTAAACATACCCTCTTCTGGAACTATCGCTGTAAGTAACTTTTACGGATCGACCGACCGAATTGCCATCCCTCTAAGCATTGCAACGCCTACGTACAATTACAATGTGTACACACAAGCAATAGCTAATCCTAATTATGTGGCGGGTATTTCTGATACAACCGTAACCGTAGCCCCCGGAGTCCAAGTAGGTAGTACCTCTACTGCAACGTACGCAATGCAGGTACCCAATACGTTTAACCCCAACGACACTGTGACGATTGTTAACAATGGTGTAATCCAAGGTCGTGGAGGGAACGGTGGTGCTGGGCGCGTAGGGTCTGCAACAGGTGGTGCAGGTTTAGCAGGGGGGAATGCGCTGTATGTAAACCGCCCAACTACTATCCAAAACAACAGTGTCATTGCTGGTGGCGGAGGGGGTGGCGGCGGAGCTTCGGGTACGACGCCTGATAAAGGTCCGACTTACACGGGGGGTGGTGGTGGTGGCGGTGCCGGTTATGACGGTGGCACAGGGGGTGGTGGGCCTTACCCCGGAGCACCGGGGACAAGTTCTGCTGGCGGTGCTGGTGCTACAGGTAATTTGAGTTCACAGGTTGGTGGGCCGGGAGGCGGACGTGGCGCGGCAGGTAGTAATGGTTCGGCCACAGGTGGGGCAAACCCGGCTCCGGGCGGTGCGGGTGGGGCAGCAGGGTCATATCTTGTTGGGAACCCATTTGTTACGTGGACAGCAACCGGTACCCGTCAAGGGCCAGTAAGTTAATTGAGGTAAAAATGAATACACTGAAACTGACAATAACTGGGTATGACGCAGAGAGCCATTCTTTGTTGGTATCTTTTGCTTCTGATACAACTGCAAGTCCAGACCCATCAACGTACCCATCTTACGCATTTCAGCCATTGACCATGTGGCCTGACTTAACAGATGTTCAGGAATTAAAGAAACGCATAGCCATTGCGGGTATGCACTGTGCTGAGTCGCAAGAAGCAAAAGAAAAATTTATGGCGGATACGCAACGAATAGCGGAACTAAAGAATCTTGTTGGGCAAACCTGCGAATTTACAGTGGCCGAATTACTTGCCCCGCCTGACATTACTCCTATACAGGTGGTGTAATGATACGCAAACCCTTCGCCGCATTTGGCCGCGTTTTATACGCAAACTACTACGACAAAGGCGATGTAGTCGAAGTTCGTATGAATGCAGACAGCCAAATTGTTCTGTACTTCAGCGAAGGTAGTTTCACAGCAAGAAACAAAACAAATGGGATGCTGGAGTTGCAGTGCGACCCCGGCTGGTTTTCGTACGGCAACCACCAAAACAGAACCTTGGTATGTACCGCAAATGATCCGACTGTTTGCTGGTGTTACGACCCCGAAGTTAACCAAGGGTATGTGCCAATAATCAAATCGTTCCAAATGCTTCCGGGGCAAACGCTAACTATGCCTGTTGGTACAAATTTATTTTTATGCAACGGCACCTTGTTAGTTAATGAGATGCAGCGTATAGGGCCGTATCAAATCTCAGTACGTACAGCCGAGGCAAAATTTACCGCTGTCACTGATATTTACGGATTACTGTTTGAATGAACCACGCAACGAAGCTGCCGATCAGTATTGATATGTCCCCATTTAGGGAAGAGCTTCTTACACCCCATCAAAAGTACTACCGCGTGCAGAAGTACGCCCGCAATCTGGACGGCACCTCCATACCCCACACCGAGAC